CCCGTGTTAGTTGATCCTTTGACGCCTGTTCCAGTATTAACGTTAGAAATATTTGCAGATAAATCCTGATCAATTCCAGTAAATGGAGTGAAAAATGCCTCAGCGTCTATAGGTCTAGCAGAAATATTACTACGGGTTATCGGAGCACCGACAATAACATCACCCTCACTAGCCTTGTCTGCAGCCCTCATACCACTACCAAGAGGAGCAATTCCGCCCATATTACCAATAGGACTGCGAGTGTCGTCACGAGTGCTTTCATCATTATCTGATAGTATACTAGCTAGCGCAGCTTTTGGCGATATGTTGTTATCAATTGATAAACTGATAACAGAACCAATAAGTGCTCTCTGGCCTTGTGCTGTAGCAGGATCAATCCCCATTGGATTTGCGGCAATGCCTGCCCCTGTCATAGAAGTAACACCAAATCCACCATCATCAACTTCCACACCATAACCAGCGCCAGCATAAGACGGACCAAACCTTGATACATTATCAGAAATAATAGATTGTTGTTTTGCTGTTTCAGAAATAGTAGCTGAGTCAAGCATTGCTTTTGATGCAAGATTTGCTATGCTAGCGCCGGGAAGTAAGCCAAAGAAAAGACCACCATAATCTTCAAGTCCTTGTTGCACTTTTCCTTGAAAAGACACAGGCCCCGGAGAAGTTAATCCAGATGTTGGAGAATATCCTAAATCACGATCACCAGCACTGTCTTGACCACCACCAGCATCGCCTTGCTGTGCAGCCGGTCCAGTTGGGGTTGTTCCCTTTGTCGGAGTTGTATCTGTAGCTGCTGCACGAATGCTATAGCCAGCAGGAACAGCAAGTTGAGGTTGACCATTAATGAATGGAATAAAAATCCTATTGCCTTTATCGTCTTCCATAGGAATCATTTCAAATCCCTTAATAGGAGCACGTTTATAAATTGCAGCGTTGGTAGCGGGGTCGTATGGAACAGAACCGCCTTTTTCATAATGTCTTACAACACCACCTTTGTTATACCCAGTTTCACTATCGTGTTCACTCATTGCTGCGTCAACAGATTTAGAAAACTCTTCATCATTGTCATAGCTATCAACGGCTTCTTCTGAAACTTGTTCAGCGTTGCCCATGCGTCCGCCTTGTTCCATCTTCATTAAACCATCTTGAGCTTCTTTACGCATTGCTTCAAGTTTAGCAATGCCATAATATCTTGTAACATCTGCAGGAAAGACATATTCACCGGGGCTAAGTTTTGCATCAACGTCATCCCTAACTTCTTCTTTCAAAGAACCTAAAGGAACGTCATTACCGCTAACTTCATCAACGGTTCCGCCCTCTTGCATAATGCCGCCGTCAGCAAGCATTTTACTTTTGCTATTTTTGTACATTTATTTCATCCTTCAAATACTTAAGATGCCGCAAAGCAGAAATGGCACCTTGTGCTTTATACAAATCAATTGGCTCTGTTGACTGTTCTAGTTTTCGTTGGTGCTGCATAATGTAGTGATCAATCATTTCTTCAAAAGCTTGCCATTGAAGAGGTGTATTAACCATCGGTTTCAGTTTAGCTAAATACTCTTTCATGCCATTGGACCCGGTGCAGGAGCAGGAGGAGCGGCAGAGAAGCCCTGCATTCCCGGCTCAGGAGGCGCTCCAACGCCAATGTTGCCACCACCACCACCTGTCTGATCTGCAACGCTTGGTGGGCCTGCTACGCCCTGTGCGGGGGGTGCTCCGGGTGGTGATGCTGCAGGAGCTTGTTGTTGCTGAAGCAAAGCTGCTTGCTTCATTGCCTCATCCATGTTGTTAGTAACCTTTTCTGGATCAAGCTCCATGCTCTTAGCAATTTCACGAATGATGTAAGGAAACTTAGCAAAGGGAGCAAGAGAGGGCTGACTAGCAATTTGCAAGAACTGCATCAATCGTTGACTACGAACCTCGTTAGCCATTAAGCTTTCTGTACCACGAGCATTAACTTCCAAGTCTCCTTTAATTTCAGGATCGTAATCAAACTGCATATTGAAGTTAAAGTATGCTTTACCAATTGGGCCAAGCAAATAATCATCAATATTTTTAATTACTGTTTTAACACTGCCAGAGGCAGCGTTCATCAACATGGAAATACCAGAGGCTGTGCGACCTACACCAGACACTCCTGTCTGTCCATGAGAGAAGGAAGGAACCCCTGTAGATTCATCAGCAAGCTGACGAGCTTTATCGAACAGTTGCAAATTCTCTTGAGCTACGTTAGGAAACTTTGTACCAAACAAGCTTTGACCCGGTGCGCCGCCTTGTCTGCGAAACACTTTACCCGGATGAACTGAAAAGTCTTGTCCGGGGACTAGATTGGTTTCGTCAATTTCAAAAACCAAATTACCAGACAACACAGCATTATCAACAGCCATACGCATAAAGCCGTTCATCAGAGTCTGTGTGTCGTCCATGTTTTCACCAACACCAACGCCTGCTAGAGAATATGGATTTAACTCATACGGCACAGCATAGTATGGAATCTTTGATGGCTTGAAAGGATTCAACACAAGCCTAATAATCTTATTGTTACAATACCAGATGTTTGCTTGTAGCTCTCCTTCATTTTCAAGGTCTGCGGGAATATCAATGTCGTTTTCAATCAACATTTCGATATCGACATTACCCCAATATTCCAACACTTCAAACCGATCAATACCAAAGTTTGGAGCAAAGTCTTTTAGATCGTCTTCCCAATATTTCTTTGTATACGATTCTCCTTCTTCAATAACTTCGTCAATAACTTTGCTACGAAAGAACGGACGCCGTTTCAACGCTCTCATCTGTGAACGATTAAGTTTGTGTCGTTCAATTACATATTGACATTCGTCAGTGTTATTAGCGTCAGTGTCCCAATAGAAGTTCCAAATAGAAACGCTAGAAAGCTCTGGTACAGTTTTAATCAGAGGATTGTATTTGCCATCTTCTTGCCAATATGGGTATTCCTTATTTGTACCAAAAGGCCCTTTCATTACCCCCGTACCAAACAGGGCCATTTCAAAAGCAACAGAACGAAGATGCTTCGACGCATTGCTTTCATTAAGCTGGTCATGAATTTTCTTTTCCATCTTCTTAGCAGCCACCATAGCTGGACTAAAAGTAATTGATGTTGGTGTTACACCGGGGCCTTCTTTTAATCCCGGCAAGTCTTTGAGTTCATCTTTCATTGAACCAAGAAGCTCTTCAAGCGTGTCTAGGTTAAAGTCTGCAGTGATTCCTGCACTTCCTTTTTCACCATAAGGAATATTTAACTTTTGTTTTTCTTCAGAAGGCGGCTCTTTAGGATCGAAATGAACATCAGCAACAATACCATCTGGCAATACCGAAGGATCAATGCTAATCGGAAACTTATTGTTAGACAACAACACATCAACAATTTGCCCGTAAGTGGCAAGTGTCTTGGTCTTTGTAACTTTAATAAACACCCGAGACTTTTCAGTTTCAGTGAATTGAACATCGGGTCCGTACAAACCACGATAGTTTCGATAGGCACGAAGCCAACGAATTTCATCAGCGCGACGACCTTCTTCGGAGCGAGTAAATCGTTCCCTCATAAAAGCAATAAGAGAGTTTCCCTTAAACCCCAAAGGGTCACCAACATTCTTAGCATCTGCTAGCGCTAAAGAAGTATCTGGCGTATATTGTGTTTGTTTCGTTGCCATGTTTTCCTTAATATCAATAGCCAAAAGTTTTATCAGCCATAGGCATTCCTGATGCCTTTGAAGTAGTAGGATTATAGTCCCAAATACTACTACGCGGTCTACTCATAATACCATACCTAATAGCGTCATACAAATGGTCTTCTGATTTAGTGTCAATGTCTTCAGGATTTCTTTTGTCTAATGGTATTACAGGTAATTGAGCAATAACATTAATACAGTTACTTGTTATAACCATTTTAGGCATATTTGTAAATGGATCAGTCTGTAATCGCCTATGTAACTGCTGCTTACCAGCAACCCTACTACCAGCACTACGATCAGCAGGACGCCAACGACAGCCCTCCAGTATCATTTGCTCAGCAATGGAGGGGCCGTTATCACCACGCTTAGCCCAGCAGCTACTGTCTAAAACACCATACCTAATTATCCCATCTTTTGCTTCAATTTGATTAATCATCTTAGCTAAATCAATAGCAATAACTTTAGATACATATAATTCTCTATAAATTATGAGTTGATCGCTAGGAGACACAGCAAACCACACTATTGCGCTGTAGCTTCCATACCCATAATCGCCTGACCTAAACCTAGTCCAGTTTTGTGGAATGTCAAAAGGCTCAACAACGTGAATAGTTCTATTAAACTCTGGAAATGCTGCACCTTCAGCCACATCCCAGTTGCCTTCTAGCAATTGCTTGCGTTGTTGTTCTGGCAAAGACAACAACATGGTTTCATAATCACCAGATTCTGCCAAATAAGGATTGTCCGCCAGCATTGCTGGTATAAACCTACGTTTAAACAGGGGTAAACCCTCTTTGCTGTGGCCTTTTGGGTACAACATTGTCTGCCCTGTTTCAATATCGGTGGCATTGAAAGCTTTTCTAGCAGGCGAAGGGTCAATAAACATCTTTTTCACCCAAGCATGACCCGGCCCACCCGGATTTGTCGTTGCTCTCATGAAAATAGGAAGGTCTGCTGCAGGAGTACGAAGCCGCGAACGCATATAGTTCCATGCAAACGGCGTATGCCACTGCGTAAGTTCGTCAAAACCAATCCAACTAAAGGCTAGTCCCTGATAACGAAGCACATCTTCGTCCCTATCTAGGTATGACATCCACAATCTAGCCCCTGAAGGAGCCTGCCATTGCATCTTACGCTCACTCCATTTAATACCGGGGTAAATCTTGGGATACATTTCCTGAGATTTCCAGATAAGTTCACGAAGTTCTTCGGTTGTATGCCGCAACAACAAACCAGAGAATTGTGGATGACCCATATATCGCAAAGGATCAGCTAACATGGCATAGCTTTTACCACCACCAGCACTACCGCCATACAAAACCTCACGCTCAGAAGCTGCTAGAAAGACTGACTGAGGGCCAGCATTGGGTTTAAATACAATGTTCTGAGTCTCCAAGGGTGCCACTGTCAAAACTGGCTCTGAGCTTTCTATATTTATCGCTGCTGAGGTAGGGGTCTTCTTCTTTGACGCCGAGGCGCTGCTCGTACTCTTCGGCCTTCCTAAGCGCTTCCTCGTAGCGCTGGGCAAGCTTGCGATAAGTTGCAGATTTTCTTTTACGGGACTGTTCATCTTTGATTCGTTTCAACAAACCTACGTGAGATATTGTTCTACCAGTTAGCTTACTCAACCATGCTGCAACATCTCTAGATGAATACTGCTTTAAATGCTTCTTAGCTTTCTCTAACGCCTCAAGCTCGTTTGGTATGGGGTCAAGCCAACCATCATCAACCCCTTCTTTATAACCAAACGGAACAGTTCTTCCTATTTTTGGGATGCTAACATATGTTGTTGTATCTATTGGCTGTGGAAGCACCCACGCCCCTAAACCACTCATCAGTCTTCCTCGCGGTCTTTCGCAGGTAATATCATCACACCATTGGTTGCTTCAACAACCACCTTCTCTGTCTTAACAAAACCAGCACGATCAAGAAAGTCTTTAGCAGCATTAATCTTTTCTTTAATACCAAGCTGTGTAGGATCGTCAATAGCGCCAACTACAGCATAAGCAGCTTTAGGGGCATTCATTGCAATGTAGAGTTGTGTAGCATCAACAATCTCTTCTTTGAGATAGTTGGTTAGCTGACGAGTGCTATAGCCACGAGAGAAACCAGCAAGCTCTTTAGCAACGTTAATGTTACCGCCTGCTTCGTCAAACAAAACTTCAAGAAACTTCTTGTGTTGTTCTGATAATTCTTTAGCCATTATATTTCCTTAAGTTACTACTGAATAAAATTCTTCAGCTTTAATAGACACTGTGATGGCTGAGCCAACACTAGCCAGCCCTCTAATCACATCATTTTGTTGTAGTGTAAATGCGTTAGTTAGCTGAATAATACTTCTGCCATACATTGGTACTTGTTCTGCAATGGTGTAGTAGGTTGAGCTAACAGAGTCATACCAATCCAACGAGAAGGTGACTGTGGAGTTTGAACTGTTAGATACAACAATGCTGGTAATTTCAGATGTGTATCTAACAGGAGTGGTGTAGATGACAAGGTTGCTTGTCGTTAGTTCTTTACCTAACGTTCTATTTTTAGTTGCCATAATTATTGAGTTGTAAGATCATAGAAGCTAATAGCGCCCCAAGCGTCACCAGATGGTGTTGCATCTAATGTGCGAATAGCCAGAGTATAGATGTCGCTAACGCCTGCTAGGGACAAGCCGAGCTGCAAGTCCCAGTTGTACCCGGTATCGACTCGGGCCGCACTTTTGTTTTGCGAGGTGGCAGATATGTACTCTTGATCTACAACCAACCCGCCTGTAAGCGCTGTGGCTGTCTGATCGTAGTCTACGTTTGTGGATACCGATGTAGCCCATGATGCACCAGTCAAGGTAGCATTTTTGAGGATAACGACTTCGTAGTTTTGATTAACCGTAGGAAACGCCTGACCCTTGGTTAAAAGCACAACAGCCCCTTCCCGTCCTGACGCCAGTCTGATTGAGATTAGGGGGACGAAGGTGGTTGAGAACCCAGTGCGCTTTGTAGACCTGCGGGCCGTGTAGTTAGCTGACTGAGCATCGTAGCCTCCCTCTGACATGACCGACGAGCAGATTTGCTTCATCGTTGCAGCCACTGCTGAAGTCGAAGTGATCTCATAACGAACAGGCAGGATTGCCGTAGTCATGTATGTGGCGGTAATGCTATTGGCATTGGTGAAGGTGTGACAAACAATGTACTTGCCATCAATGATGAAGCCACAGCGCACTGAGCCAACACCAAGCCACTCGAAGTCCATCCACAAGATTTGAGACTTGGCTGAATCTAGGGTGTATCCTGATGCGCCCGTGCCATCTAGCTTGTCACCGTTCCAAGAGCTTTGTGGTATTGACCGCGCATCGCTTACTGAACCTGTTACATAAGAGCGCAACACAAAAGAGTTTACACTAGCAATGCGTTGGAAGAAAACACCATTCTGTTCATTGAAATATCCAACCCGCTGCGTCAGGTTCACGTTCATACTGCCGTCCATGCAGAACGTAGCCAATACTAACAAGCCTTTACCGGGTTGATATGGAAAGCTACGAAACGTCTGGCGCACTACAGAGCCAACACCACCCGCTGTTACAGATATATTTAATGCAGATTCATTTACTTGATAGGCTGTGGTACCTGTGCCAGTTACAGCAGTGTCATACTGAGTATCTGAAGAATAACGATTTTGGCTATCGAATAGTGTGTATGGCTGACTAACTCGAATTCGACCAAAAGCATCTACATTAGTTCCACCAATACTAACAGTATTTGCAGATTCGGAAATGCGAACAACTTCTGGATATGATGTTATTGACATTACTTCTTCTTAAGCTTCGATGCTTCCGATAATGCAATTGCGATGGCCTGCTTTGGATTCTTAACAACAGGGCCACCTTTGCCGCTATGCAAGCCCTTGTCCTTAAACTCGCCCATTACCGTAGCCACCTTCTTTGTTTGTTTCTTTGTCATTGTTGCCATTGTTATTTCCTCATCTAAAATTAGCTGTCTTCTTAGCCACACCCTTAGGCTGTGCTACAAACTGTTTACCCTGTGCTGTGCCTTTACGCTTAACCTTGGTTGTGGCAGCATACTCAGCAGAGGTTAAAGCTTTGATGGCCTTCTCAGGCAAGTAACGCTCTCCTGTTTCAGACGAGGGTTTACCAGACTTTGTTTGCCATTTCTGATCTCCCCAATCCTTCAAAGACTTCTGAGGAGCTTTCATTATTTATAAGCTCCACCTTTTTCTTTATATGCTTTTGCTAATAGCTGAGCTTTTCTAGCTGACCATTCACCAGCATCACCACCGCTGCTACCAGCTTTAATCTTTTCAAACAAAGCTTTACGCATTGTGGGTTTGGTATAATTGCCAGCAGCATTAACTTTAGATTTAGTAGCCATAAATTACTTAGCGATGTTTAACATTACTATTACTTTTATCAACACATCTGATAGCTGCCACTTTTATGTTAGTAGCAGATAACAAAGCAACAACCTCTAATACTGTCTCTTCTGTTTTAGCTTCACAGCTTTCTTTGTCTTTAAAGACTTGCCAGTTTTGATATTCAACAACAGTGCAAGAGAGGCCAATACAAAGAAGATATTGAGCTATAAACATAATCTACCACTTAACTTTATCTGCCCAATAAGCAGCACTCATCTTACCCTTATCAATGTTCTTAGCATGTCTAGCCTTGAACGCCTCATTACGCTTACTACCATCAGGACTGCCTTTAGCACCCTGCTGACCAAACCTAATGAGCTTCACCACATCACCATCTTTAGCCAACACAACATGGCTCTTGCTGGGATGTGATGGGGTTGCTTTAGGTTTGTTGTAGCCAGAGAACTCTTCAGAGCCTCGTTTAATTTGAGCCATGTTGTTGTTGGTTATACTGATAATTTAAAAACACAGTATAACGTTTCAACACTTCCCTTTAACAGAACCACCCTTATTCATCATAGGCTTCTTAGAAGGCTTAGCCATACCAACAGCAATGACAATAGAAGGAGCTTTAGACATGCCTTTAGCAGCAGACTTAGCAGGAGCCTTGGCGGCTACAGCACCACCCTTAGCCATCATTGGTTGTTTCATAGCCATACCTCCATAGTTCATCATTGCACCACCCATAGACATTTTAACATTTTTCACCATTCCTCCTTTAGCCATTGATGGCTTATAAGACGCCTGTTCTAGCTCATTGGCTTTATCAAGATAGACATTACGAACATCTTGTGGCAAAGACTTATCTTTAGCCATCTCACGATATTTAGCAGCTTTGGCTGCAGTGTTTGAAGCAGATGAAGGAGTGGTAGCCATGGTTTCTTTCATTAACAACTAAAGAGGCTATGCCTCACAAATATAAGAGTTATACAACAAACTTCTTATCTCTCCATCCTTCAGCTTTCATTGCTTTCTCAACAACATCTAAAGGAAGATACATACCACTATGTTTCTCTAATGCAGCACGTACATAGTAAACATCACTATGAGGTATGTGAACACTATTCAAGCATTCATTATGTAATGCAATGTAGGCGCTATTAGTGATGCTGTAGGGTTTAGCATCTAGTTGTCCAC